GGTGTCCGGGGCAGTTAGCCAGTTCCGGTTTGAAGGCGTCGTGTTGAAGCTTGACGATGCTGGCAACTGGAAAGGTGATTCTACCGTAAAACAGAAGCTCAGCTTCATGGCCTCCAGGCGCATCAAGGTAGCATAAAGGAAAGGATTACCAATGGCTCCGAAAGTTACGGTTCAAACTCCGACAGATCAAGTGCTGGCTTCGACCAGCACTGAAATTACCGTCACCGATGCCAAGGGCCGGGCTATCGGCCTGAAAAAGCCGGGGGTACTGGCACAGTACCGCCTTGTGGAGATGGTAGGGGAGAGCGCCAAGAATGAAGTCTATATGGGCATGATCTTGCCGCTTATATATGTGACCACCATCGACGGTGACCCCGTATGTCTCGGTAAGAAATCTGAACTGGAAGCGCTCATTCAACGGCTGGAAGAGGCTGGAATCGGGGCGGTCATGGCCGGAGTGCAAGAGCACTTTGGCGTACTTCCTGACCCGGAGGCAACCAAGGCTGCGTTAAAAAAATCGTAACAGCTTCGGCATTGAGGGAGTGTCTGTGGCTGGTGAAGAACGGTATCCCTTTCGATGTAGCCTTTTCCCTCTCAGATATAGAGAGATCAGCTTACGCGATCATCTTTTCTGAGCAGGAAGGCGCAAAGTTCAACTGGAATAGCATGCAGTTTGAGGAGCAGAAATAGTGGAATTTTCCAGCTTGGCAGAACTTGGATTTGAATTGGCGGAATCTGCGATTGCAGTTCCGCTTGCTCTTCATGCTGGGGTTGAGCAGTGTGCAAATCTGGTTGAAAAGACCGCCAAAGCTGAAATAGGCCATTATCAGCCTGCAACCGGGCAGTTCCCAGAATGGGCAGAACTCGCTGAATCCACCAAGGATGACCGGGTAAGCCGTGGATTCAGCGAGAATGACCCACTTCTCCGCACGGGTGGCTTGCGGGACTCCATAAGTCATCAATCCAGTGCTCTTGAAGCGGTCATAGGCTCCGACAGTGACAACATGGTTTATCAGGAATTCGGCACAAAGGCTATTCCACCGCGCCCTGTGTTGGGTCCGGCAGCATTCAGGAATAAGGAAAAAATTCAAGCAATTCTTGGCGCTGCAACCCTTTCAGGGATCATCAATCTCAGGGGCAGCATTGAAGCCATCCATCCGTCACTTGGGTATGACATTGGGGTTGAATGATGTTTGAAGCCTATAAAGTCGGCGTAAAGCTATCAATTATAAATCATGTCAGTCCTGTGCTGGCTATGATTTCCGGTCAATTTATCAAGACCGACAAGGACGCAAAAGCCCTCCAAGATCGGCTGAAAAGCATCAAGATACTCGGAGCGACAGGTGCTGCCATCGGGACTGCCGGATTCATGGGCTTGGGAATCATCGGCAAGATGGTCAAACCAGCCACTGAATATGCTCACCAGTTGGCGCTGATGAATACTGCCGGCATGAAGCATCTGGAGATAGTCAAGGCAACTAAGGCAGCATGGGATGCAAATAAGGTAGTGCCGACCGCCAGCACAATGGAGAACCTTGCAGCAGTTCGAGAGCTCCGGATGGTGTTTCGGAACTCTGAACATGCAATTGAGTACATGCCGACTGTGCAGAAAATCCAGTCCATTCTGGAAACGGTACGGCATGGCGAAGGTAAGGCCAAAGCTGAAGCATATGAACTCGCAAAAGCCTTGGAAATGAAAGGTGCGGTCAAGACTCCTGACCAGTTTGTCAGTCAGGCCGACATGATTACCAAGGCGATTGTGGCATCAGGCGGTAAGGTTGGCGCAACTGACTTTATGTCCACGTTCAAGTATGGCCGTGCGGCAACTTCCGGTTGGAATGATGACTTTGCTTACAAGATCCTGCCGACACTTATTCAGGAGATGAAGACCGGTAACGGTTCGGGCGGCGGTAGCGGGGGGCCGGGTAATGCCCTTATGTCGGCATATGCCGCTGTAGTTGGTGGCACTATCACTCAACGTTCCCTGAAACTCTGGCAGCAATTGGGTCTGGTTGACCCGTCCAAGGCTGTTTGGACAAAAGACGGCCATCTTAAAGGCGTCTCTCCGGGGGGCATTCGTGGCAGTGAAATGTTCCAGGCCAGCCCCTATGATTGGACACAGAAAATACTTATTCCGGCATTGCAGAAGGCCGGATATGCCACGGAAACTCAGCAGAAGCAGGCTCTTCAATATCTTTTTCCGAATCGAACTGCAGGTTTCGTGATGACGCAGTTCGCCACTCAGCCGTGGAAGTTTGAGGGGGATAAGAAAATCATCGAGCAGGCAAAAGGCTTGGAGTCCTATGAGTTCCTGCTGAAAAATGATCCGGTCATGGCTCAGCTGGCACTGCAGAAACAATGGCAGAGCATGTTGGCCATCCTTGGTTATCAGATCATGCCACCTCTGCTTGTCGGGATAACAAAGTTGATTGACCTAAGCCGGGGGCTGAGCGGTTGGTTTAAAGACCATTCGACAACTACAAAGATTCTCATGTGGTCGTTTGTCGGGTTATCTGCTGCTATGGCTTTTGGCGGGACCGTCATGATGCTCACTGCCGCATTCAAGGGCGTAAGCATGGCAATGGGCGTGCTGAGCGCAGCTGGTGCAGCCGGTGGAATCCCCATGCTCATAGCTTCCCTTGTAGGCAAAGGGGGATTGGTTGTGGCAGCTGGCATGGCTGGATATGCAATCGGTACCGTGGCAACTGGACTCATAAACAAAGCCATGGAGATGCTGACCGGCGAAAAAGGAGCAACGCTGGGCGGGAAGGTATGGGATTGGACTCATGACCGCGATGGTGACAGCCTGTTTAATCCATTGAGATTTCTGAAATCAATGGATCCTGCGACACGTAAAGCGGTTGCGTTTGGTCTGGGAGCTGGGCAACCAAGTCAACTGGCAAAAGCGCCATTTGACACTGTTCGGCCCGGTGGCAACAAGCAGACGCAGATACATACTCAAATCAATCTTGATGGTCGGCAGGTCGCCACGGTGGTCAGTAAGCACCAAGCCAATGCAGCGGACAGGCCACAAGCAGGGATAAGCTCTTTTGACATGCTTATGGCCCCAGTGCCGGTAGGATTTTAAATGACTCCTGACTTCTTTGTACAACTTGGAGATTTCACCTTCACCCGCTTGGAGGTGCCGGAAAAGATCGATTTCGGCGGGGAGCAATCCCTTGTTATTCATAAACTTGTTGGCGGGAAGCGGACAGTTGATGCACTGGGGCGCGATGACATGCCCTTGGAGTGGTCGGGGCTATTCTTAGGGGAAGATGCGCTAGATCGTGCCCGGTACCTGGACTTTCTCAGAGTGGAAGGCAAGCCCCATACCCTGACCTGGGGGGGATTGTCATATCTGGTAGTAATCCAATTTTTCAAGTGCAGTTTCGAGCGCCTGTATAAGCTCCCGTACCAGATTACGTGCGTGGTAGTGGAGGACACCGCTCAGCCAGTCCGAAGCGTGGCCGCTGTTGATTTGGACCAGGCGATAAAAGCTGATTTGGGGACAGCGGCAGAGATTGCAGAGACTCTGGAAGAAACGGACGAAGTACCGGCAACCGGCATCAAAGCCGCTATCGCCGATATCAAGGCCGCATTCAAAAAGGTTACATCGGTTGTCAGGGCTGTCCAGAAAGACATTAAGACAGTCAAGGATACCGTCAACGAAGTCCAGAACGAGATACAAACTGCAATTGCGGCTACTAATAACACGTTACAAGACATAACTACCATGGGGGGGATACTCCCCAATAATCCTCTTTCGGAAAATGTTTTGAGAATGTCTCGCAACGTCACGGCTGTGAACAATATGGCACGGCTGGAAAACCTCAAATACACCCTGTCGAGGGTTGATAAAAATGTGAGCTTGGCAAACGCTGCCCCGAATGCAATGACAATCACTGTCGCCGGTGGGAGTCTGTACAAGGTCGCACAACAGCAATATGGAGATGCCACGCAATGGCCGGTGATTGCCAAGGCGAACAATTTGACAGACCCGCAAATTTCAGGAGTTCAAACCTTGGTTATTCCTCCTGCGAAACCGGCTACTGGAGGCATCCTTGATTAACGAGTTGCCCATACAACCCACTGCGCGGCAACCTCGCGGGATAGTGCTGGTCAACAGTATGCAGGTTGCCTGGATTGATTGGGAAGTCAATAACAATGGATTCTATCAGGCAGACACGTTTAATGTCACGCTGCCGATATCTGGCCAGGATCCTGAAATGACACTTTCATGGTGGGCGGAGCAAACAGCACTGAATGTGGAGATATTTGTTGGCTTCCCGGCCAATACCGACAAATTCACCATTGGTGATCTCGGCAAATTAATTGAGGGTCAGACTGATGACTTGACGATTGATCTTGTGGCACGAACGGTCAGGTTGTCAGGTCGGGACTTCACGGCACGGCTGATTGATACAAAAACTACCCATAAATGGCAGAACAAAACGGCCAGCGGCATTGCTATTGCCATAGCTAAATCTCACGACCTGACGCCCATTGTGACGGCCACTAAGAAGAAGACCGGGAAATATTATCAGCTCGATCATGCAAAGCTCACCAATCAACAGAGCGAGTGGGACTTATTAACGTATCTGGCGCATGAGGAAGGGTTTCAGGTCTACGTGAAGGGGCTTGAACTCCATTTCGAGCCGAAGGATGACAGCACTGACCCGTATGTGCTCCAGTGGGATGATGTGACCAATGCTCATCCGACATTTAACGGGATGCAGCTCAGTTTTTCCAGGAATCTTACTCTGGCCAAGGATGTGATAGTCAAGGTCCGCAGTTGGAACCAGAAGCAGAAGAAGGGGTTTACCAAAATCGCGAAGGCCACTCATAACAAAGATACCGTCTTGAAAGGAGCTGCACAGCCGACAGGGGAAGCGCAGGTTTACAGCTATGTGGTTCCAAATCTGACGCCGGAACAGGCTCTGCAAAAAGCGCAGGCTCTTTTGAAGAACATCACTCAACATGAAATGAAACTTTCCGCGACATTGCCGGCTGATAACATTCTGACTCCGCAATGTATCTTGCAGGTCAAGGGTACCGGCGCTTACGACCAGGACTATTACCCGGATTCGGTCATCCGCAGAATGACCTTCGGTGGTGGCTACGTGATGGATGTGACTGCCAAGAACCACAATGTAGAAAGTACGGTGATGCCACAATGAACAGGGTATTGAATCATATGCGGTTGCAGGCTTCCCGCGCTCAGGGCGAAAGAGCTTCGGTGCGTGTCGGTATTGTCACCAGCTATGACCCCGGCAATTATTCCTGCAAGGTGATGATACAGCCCGAAAATGTTGAAACAGGCTGGCTGCCGGTCCTGTCTCCATGGGTGGGGGATGGGTGGGGAATATTTGCTCCCCCGTCTGTTGGGGATATGGTCGACGTACATTTTCAAGAGGGCGGCTTTGAAGCCGGGATAGTTTCTCAGCGATTTTACAACGACAGTGATCGAC